TTGAAGAAACTCAAGAATATCAGGATGATCAATTGGCATATAACCTGCAAATGAACCACGACGTACGTTTGACTGAGAAACAACGTTAGTCATAGTTTCATATAACTCCATAAAATGAACAGGTCCGTTTGAATTACCACCTGCAGAAATTTCAGATCCACGACTACGCAGTGATCCAAAGTATGCAGATGTTCCTCCACCCATCTTAGTCATCATGCCGACCTCGGCTTGTTTACCTAAAATAGATTCCATCGTATCGTCGATGTATGATCCAAAGCAAGAAATGGGTAAGCCACGTTTAAGCCCATAGTTTGCCCAGATAGGAGAGGCCAGTGAATACCAACCCTTCTTCATATAGTCTTCAAACTTATCGGCGAAACCATCTTCACCCAAAGTTCTTTGCGCCTTTAACGCAATTTGTCTTATACGTTTTTCGGGTGTAACACCTTCTGTCAAGTAACCACGCTCAAGAAATAGGCGCGAGTCTTTATTTAACCAATAATAATCTTCCATAATATATCTATACCTTTAAAATAGGTCGTCTTCGTCGTATGATTTATCTTTCTTCGAATATTCTGTGGGACGTTTAAAGAAGAAGTCAGTAGCGGTGTTGCCCAATACATCTTCATCAAACCATTCCGTTTTCGCAAGTAATTCTTGATCGATATCATCAAACACTGGTTCAATTCCAATCTGTGTTAAAGAGTCATTTAACCTGTTTTTAATAAAGTTATGCATAATAGGAGAACTGAGGTGCTCCGATTGATAACCATTTACTGACCACTCGATAATCTTTGCTTCTGCGTTAAACGCTTCAACACACTCAGAACGAATACGTTGAATAAGTTCTTCATCAAAAAGCTCAGGGTGTTCTTCGCGAATAACGTTTACTAACTTTACACCTACCATAGCATGAATCATTTCTTCTTTTGAAGTATATGCTACTTGTTGAGCAACATCCTTCAATTGATTTTTGAAACGATTAAAGTAGTTAATGGTGTAGAATTGTGAAAACAGCGAAACGTTTTCTACGTATAAAGTAAACAAAATAAGCGAATAAACGTATTGCTTCTTTGAATCTTTATAATACTTATGTAGATACTTGCGTAAATACTTTACACGATTTTGAATAATAGGAAGTTGAAGATTGTCTTCAAACACATCTTCCATATCTAAAATATCGATGAGTCGTTCATAAGCGTTGTTATGAATAACTTCTACATTAGCCATCACATAACCTAAGTCAGTGATAGACGGGTGAGGTAGGTTTTGACCTACGTTAGCCCAAAAGGTTTTGACCGCAACTTCAATTTGTGCAATTGCTGAAAGACAGCGTGTAACCATTTCACGTTCGTCTTCTGACATATTGACTTTAAAGTCTTGGACATCTGATTGAAAATTAAATTCTTTATCAGTCCAAAAGCCATTGTGCATAGCTTGTATAAAATTTTCGGTCCACGGATAGTGATCTGGTTTTCTAGATATTTGTTCTACGAATATTGACATATGGTTAGGCTCTTCTTTATTAGTTAAGGATTAATTATACCACAAGTAACGTTACATGTACACAACAAATTTACTCATTTGCTGCCTTTGGTCTAATCGATCTTAGAGCGCCATTTTCTGAATTTCGTAGAATTATTACTGAACCTGTATTTTTGCGATGATAATCATATATAGATTTTTCAACATCATCTTGCAAATTAAGATATTTTTTCCATCTTTCAAATTTTGTACGACCTGCTTGGAAGCGATTGAACGTTTCAGACGAAACATCAAACTGACGATATACTCTTTTATCCTTATCAACGCCTAAGGGCTTATCAGCAATTGCGACAGCTGACGTCGTAGTAGAATCTTTTATCATCGGTAAATGTCCTCTTGTGTAACATAAATTACTTGTTTTGTTTTTGTGTGATTTGCTTTATATACCTTATGGCCTAATATAGAGCCATGAGGTGCAGATTCCACGATGTTAACCCAAGTATCTTTCTTTGCGAGTAGTTCGCCTGTCTTGGGTAACGCAATGTCGCGGGCCAATGCGTATTTACCTGTTTCTATGTCTCCGTTTTCAGTCAAATACCATTCGTTGATTTCAGCGGTGTAATCACTTAAATCACACCCTGTTGCTTCCTTAATGACCTTTACTAATTTATCGTCTGTTATGCCAGTGTGCTCTCTAATTAAGAAAAGAGCTCCTAGATAAGAGGCAAGGGTCGACCTGCCGAGTGGAAGCTTATTTATCAATCTTTTGATATTGAAGACTAATCTATGGAATATATTATAAGCAGACTTTTCTTTATCATTTTCTGGTTTTTTTAAAACTTTGCCGTTTTTATCTATTAGTCCTAATTTAAACGCGGTTGTCCTATTCCACTTAGTGGTTAACAAACGCAAAAATCTTAGTGCGTAAAAAAAGTCTGGTCCTTTTAAAAATCCCATTTTATAATTCTTTCAGTTTCTTGGCTATGCTTAAATCTATATTTATATTTTTGTGTAAGTTCTCTGGCAAATAATGTAAATAAACTAAAAATGTTTTTAGCGCTGGCCATAGGTTTGGATCTACTTTATAGAAGATCATTCTATTCGCTGCACTAATTTCAAAAACATTATAGATCGTTATAATATGATTTAGTAATAATCGTTCTTGTATTTTACCGGTGTCGCGATACCTTCTAAGAAGTCTTACTACATATTTGAATTTAGCAACATCATCATAAAAATCTTGTGCTTCTAAGCACGCAGTATTTCTATAATGATTGGCCGCATATATTTCAAAGTTCGCATTATTTAGTTCATCAAATAGTTGCATTACAAAATTATTTATACCTTTTTAAGAAGCTTGCGATGATTGTACACCCAACTCATAAAGTTGAAAATCCGCAGTGTCTTTTTTGTAAGGATTCTTTTTCTTTCCTTTATCTTTTTCTCCAGCTTGATAAGCTTCAGAATCTTCAACTTGTTTTGCAAGTTTGTTATTGATAAAGATTTTTGAAAGCATGCCATCAACATCGCGTTTTGTTACTTTAGTGTCTCCACCTTTTACAAATTCAGCAGGTTTTATTGCTTCATTAACAGATTCTTCTAATTCTAAGTCACCGTATTTTTTCAAAAGTTTTTTCAAATTAGATTTGTTTGTATCTATTGTAAAATAGTAATCACCGCCAAATTGAGTTTCAACATTTGTCAGTTTAACTTTCATTTTTTTCGCGTCTTGTTTAAGATAATGCCAATCTGACTCGCGGCCTCCAAAAAACATATTGAATGTTTCTTCTTTAAGTGTTTCTTCTTCAAGATCAGCTGATTCGTCCTTTGGCATTTCGTCATATATCTTTTCAACAAATTTAATAACATCATTCGCACTAGAAAAGTATTCTTCGTAATCTTTACCTTTACCGTTTGTACGATCATCGTGAGTAACTACTATACCTTTTTTACCACCAAGTCGAAGAATGATGATGTTGAAAATAGTAAGATTGATAAATGCAGTACCATATTTTTTAGAGATATCAAGCTTAGCACCTGATAGATTCCTTTTGGCCCACTTCATTACCTTTTCGATGTCCCCAAAGTTTGCAGCTTCTTGAAGTTCAACTGATTCTTCAATCTCTACTTCTTCCTTTTTGCCAAGGATCTTTTCAGCAGCATCTTGCCCGATTTCTACAGGATACTTTTTACCGTCAAACTCGAATTCATCTTCACCAGCAAGTTTAGCTTTAGCGGCAGCTGCAGTAAATTCATTGCCTTCTTTAGTAAAATCACTTGATTCTTGCATACCAGCAGCAACTTTCATTGCTTTTTCGATGTCACTAACTGAACCTTCAAATCCCATTACGTGGAATTCTTTACCGCCGCGCTTCATTACAACTGGGTTGCTTATTGGCTTAATTTTAAGCTTCTTAGCCATCGACTGGAATTTAACTAATCCGTCTTTTGTTGAAAAACCAAAGAAATTATCTACGGCTTCTGCAAGATTTTCTTCAGTTTGCTTTTCGCTTTCTGGATTCTTTTTCTTATCGACAACGTGGTCGTCGTGCGCTGCTTTATCAGCAGGTGCGATTTCAGTTTCAGAAATCTTTTTTTCTAATTGTACGTCGGGAGCTAAAACCTCTTTTACCGCTTCAGCCACAGACAGTGTATCTTTATTTTGATGTAAGTTCATGTGTTTATTCCTTTATGTTATTTATACGAGGTTGTGGCCTCAGTTGTTGTTTTTCCCTTAAAGTCTCCTTTAAGTTTTTTTAATCTTTCAGACTCGGCTTTTTTAATTCCGGGTAAAAGTTTCTTTGCGATTTTTTTAATGGCTGCAGATTTAGCTTGCACTTTTTTATCTACTGCTATTTTTTCGCCATACGACATCGAATTATAATTTTTGTCTTTAATAAATTTTTTTCTTATAATATCTCTTGCCTTTGCTTGCGCCTTTTTCTTTAATTTCTCAGTAGGAGCCTTTTTCTTAGCAGCCATTTTTCTTTTCATCGCAAGCTTAGGGGCAAGTCTTTTCATTTGCTTACTTCTTGCAATTCTTTGCTGAGGTGTTAAAGGCTTCTCAACTAGAAACTGTGAGAAACTCATCATAGCGAAGGTGTTCCCCAAAAGATCATTGCTACTGAACCAGTGATTAGTGCAGTGAGCGCGATCCAAAAGATTTTGTTTAATACACCTACTGCACCCTCTACGTCGTGGACTTTTGTCTCCACCTTTCTCATTCTATCGTCAAGATCTTGAAGCTGTTGATGCTGTGCTATGTTTAAAGATTCAAGACCAGCTAATTTCTCTTCTGCTCTCGCAATAGAAACAACTGCATCGGCGAGTTTATCAATTTTCTCTTCGATGCGGTCTAGTCTTGTTGATTCCCCTTTATTCATTGTCATAAAATTTTATTTTACTGCTTTACCTTTTAGTTTAGATAGAACATTCATAATTACGCGTGGATTTAAACCTGAACCTGACATGGCGTTATTAATGTCACCCCACATATACTTATCTTTATTAGATTCTTCAATTGATTCTCCGAGTACCGCATCTACACTTCCGCTTGGTACTGTGTTTGGATTAGCCTTCATTTGTTTAAGGCCTTTCTTAATAGCTTCAGCAGAGTTACGGGCCTTCACATCAACTGTTTGACCTTTAAAGAGTTTACCAGCTTTCTTAGTGATAGTAACTGTCCAAAACTTAACTGCTTCATCGACTTCAACTGAATCTCTAAGAACAAACTTAACTTCTTTTGCGCCCCTAAAGAAATCCCTTAGCTTCTCATCGTTTGGAAAAACGATTTCATCCTTTTCAATTTGTTCAATTTCTCCTTTGTACTTTGGAAACTTCTTTTCAGCTTTTTTAATGAATGCTCTAATCATTCTTGGATTATAGACAATAGCTCTATTTTCTTTTAAAGCGGTTTCTTCTAAAATTGTTTTTGCGGCGTTTAATAATTCTTTCATTTTGATTTTTTACTCCAGTTAAGTGAAATTTCGTCAGTTGCTATTGGTCCACCTTTTGCCCATGTGTGACAGGAACGAGCAGAGTGACATTTAAAATGGTGCATCCAGCAATAACCAAGTTCACCATCATCATCTGAGGTTTTTCCTGGCATGCAGTCTTTCATTCGAGGAGATACATCAAAAGCTACACAGTTTTCACATAGTGATTTCTTTGCAGCTTCTTCTGTTGTTTTCCAGTAGTCGGCAATATCTTTCCAGTAACTGCCAGGTTCGTCTACATTGAGCGGACCGTAGTTGAATTCTTTAATAGTGGCATCACGATTTTTCGTGTTTACCTTTAAGTCTTGAGTTGCAACAGGGCAAGATACATCTTCGCCATAAAGGGTTTCTTCTAAATCTTCTTTTTGGCCTTTATGCTGGGCCCACAAATCTTTATCTGCTGTAGTGCGGGTTTTACCTCCCGTTATAAATGAGTTAATACGAGCATAAGCCCATTGATGAGGTGTTGCTCCTGGGCGGTGACCTGTTTTCCAAGCAGCCATTCCGCGATCAAATACTTTTTTAAGAATGCCATACGAAATACCTGATTCGTCAGCTTTATTCTTAATGCCTTTAATTTGTTTTTCGCTTAGCTCTTTTGCATATAATAGAGCCTTTAGCTTTTCTTTAAATTCTTTTGTTCTACCATCAATTGTAGGACCTTTTGATTCTATAATGGTTTCATACTCATCTTTATAACTACTTACAAATTTTTTGTATGCTTCTTTTACTGAGGATGAGCTAGTAAAGTTTACATCTTCGTAAATGAAATCAGTACAAAAATCTTCACCTAAGATGATTTTACACTGTTCAATTAATCTTTGTTTTTGTAAGTTCATGAGTTCCCATTAAATTATAGTTCTATTTATAATAAAGTCATCCTCCAAATTCGTGTCCAGCGACTCTTTTCATTTGTTTTTTATATTCTTCAAAATCTGGTTTTTTCTTGTAAAGCTTAATTGAAATCTCATCGCGGTCTTTACCTTTAATGCGCCATTTGAATCCCTTTTCCAAATGTTCAGGTTTAGTTGTCTTAACTACACGGCGTTTGAAACCATCTTCCCACGGTTCGCTTTTACCTTCGCCTTCCTCAAGACCTTCTGCATACATGTTATATCCACGAACGTCTTCTTTGTCTTGCATTTTCTTTATAAACTTTTCTGCGTCCGATTGGTTCTTAAAAGACTTTTTCATCTTTTTGCCATTCCACAATTCGACTGAAGCAATTACCTTTTTAGCTTCTTCGATATCTTCAGGCACACAATTGGGAACTTTCTTGTTTCCTTTTTTCTTCATGCCTACTTGTTTATATCCATCCCAACAATCTTCGGCTTGGCCAGGTGTATCTTTTTTATACGCCTTTGTCAATTCGTCAGATGGATAATCATTAGATTCTTTTTCTACAAATTCACCAAACTTTTTGCGATAAGCGAGTGTGTGTTTAGACACTTTAGTCTTTGCTCTAGCATCTCCAGGGGCAGGTTTATACGCCTTTGGATTATCATCAGACATTTTAGCTTGTTTATTAAACTGTGCAGACCTTTTATCCTTTGTTGATTTTGAAAGGTCTTTACCATAGGTTGGATTCAGCTTTTCGATAAAGTACTTTTTATCGTCTGTTGATACAACGTAATTTGATTTACGTTCTTTAATAATTATTTCTACGTCTTCAGCGTACACCTTATCACCAACATTGAAAATTTCTCCGGAAATATACTTTTCACGTTTTTCTGATATCGTTGGAAGTTGAACGTGTTTTCTAAAGTTAACCATTTCCTTTAAACCCATTCTTTTACGAAGTAGATTGAAGAGTGTCATGTCTTCGCCATACGCTTTTGGTAAACCCATTGTAAACGATTTAAAGTCTCCTTCGATTACAGCTTGTCGCATTTTAGATGCACTCATACCTGATACACCTTCAGCGTCTGGATCACGTTCGCCAGCTGATGCGATTTCGATTCCATCTTTGAAGTTATAATAACCATGACGTCCTTTAGCACCATTATATTGGTTTAAAAGCTTTTGAAATTCTTTTACTCGATCTGAGCCTACAACCATCGTGATTTTAGTAAAACCTTGATCAAATAATATTGAAGCTATGTGTAAAGCAGTCTTAGCACCTTTATCTTCAATGATACTGCGGCCGTGCTTTGGAAACATTTTGCGCATTACTTTAATTTTTTCTTTGTACTCTAAAGGATTCTTTTTAGCGTCATTAGATTGCGATGCGTAAATACGATAATCATTTCCTCTTGCAAGTGATGCGACTTTAGTAAGTAATTTTCCATGTCCTGTTGTAGGAGGATTAAACCTACCAAACGTGAAGATTACTTCTCTTTTTTTATCTTCGTTATATTCTTTAAATGATTTCATTTCTTTTTCGCTAAAGTAATTTTACGCTTGTAGGCGCCACTCGCCATTTTCTCTTCGACCTGAATAAGCGTTCTTATTTTTGATTGCAGAGGTGATTCAAGATCACTGTCTGTAATTTTTCCTATTACACTATAAAGCGCGGAGTAATTACCACGCTTAGAAAGTTTTTCGAGTTCTTTTATTTGACGCGCTACATCTTTCTTTAAACCTTCGTAATCGTATTTTGCTAAACCTACGACTACGACTGCAGGATTTTCAGGACTTGCAATAGTCTGCGGATCGTCCATTACGATATATCCAGAAACTTCTGTTTTAGTTCTAGCTTCTTTTAATATACTTATTGCTCTGTTTATCGTTCCCATCCTTTTATTACGTCTTTTGAAAAATTATTTGTTGAAAATTCTAACCGATCTACCAATTTAACTGCTCCACCTTGATTGTCAATTGCGACAAAACCTTCTGAACCAGTAACTTTAAATCCATTCTTAGTTCTAACAAAGGTGTCAATTGATTTGACCTTATCTAATTTATTTATAATGATCAATTTGGCATCAACTATTGCGTTCATAAGCTGAAACATTAGATCTAGATTTTTCTTATTATCTTTTGAAAAGAAACGCATTTCATCTTGTTGGCGTTGTAACACTGCTTCTTTTCCTTTAACACTTGACCTTTTGTCGTATTCCTTTTTGTATTTTTCGTCAAACCACTTAATCAAATCTTTTACGTGTTTCGCAGTATTCATGATACGCTCTCCTTTACGCACAAGTGTATTATTGAACGTTTCTATTTTAATTGCTAAAGCTGTATTATTTTCTAGTTCTGATAAAGTTGTTGATTTTATTTTCTGAAATATCTTACCAGCATTTGAAAGCTGTTCGGTGACTTCGTCAGTATCAACAGATGTTAAAGTAGCAGTGCCTGATAAATCTTTGTATTCAGCATCTTGATACCACACACTTGATTTCTTTTTTAATCCTTTAAGGTTAACACCAAACGAGGCTTTCATCGAAGCAAAATCTGCTCCTTTATAAGTTGTATGCCACACCACTCCTAAATTCGCTTGAGTAATTTGTTTAGCTAAATTAGATTTTGCTGGAACTGCGTAAACAATAGTGTTTGGTTGAAAGGTGATCATTTTTTCACCATCAATCGTTTCACTGCTTAAGTCACCATTCGTAAACATTACATCACCTTGAATAACATCTTTAATGCCAAGATCTTTTAATTCGTTAAATGCTACTACTAACTTTTCTGCAAGATCTCCAGAAGTGTCAGCTCTTACTTCAGCTTCTGACTTATAGACTTTAGGATCTTTATTGAAGATACCTTTTTTAGCAACAAAGAATTGTCCATCACTTGGATCGATCCCCGCAAATACTGCTGGTGCACCATCCCACTTTACTGTAACATCAGTAGATGAGTTGTTATTGCCAGCAAGCATATCTCTTAAAGAACGAAGCGCAAAAATCGCTTCCCTTGCACCTTTTACACCACCATAAATTACACGGTCTTCGATGTGTGTCATATGAGTATTCTTACCAGCTTTAGAAGCTTCTGACAAGTAATCACTAAAAGATTTTACATTCTTTGGTTCTTCAATTTCTATTACTAAGTTGGTTGAACCTGCTTTGTAAATTCTGTGGTATTCCATTTTAGAAATATTTAAAACGTCACCTTCTTCTAATTCATAAGGAATGCCATTATCCATTTGGAACATCCAACCATTTCCTTCAAGCACCGTTATAACACGATCAGCTTTATCGCGGTGCCATACGAGTTCATGCGAATCGGTGTTTGATTCAAATATGCGTGTTTTGAATCTACCGTTTGTTTTATCTGTATAAGGTTTGCTCATATTACCAAAAGAAGTTTCCTCCATCCTTTAAACCAAGTTGGGCTGCGTATCGTGGAAGATTACAGGACCAATATCCTGGTTTTGTTTTATCTTTTTTAGCAGCGCAGTTATGACGAGCCGCAAATGATTTACGAGCAGCTGGATCGCTGATCTTTGCTTTAAGACCAGATGTATCGCCAAACTGCACTTTAATTACGTTACCTTTGTCATTCTTAACATAGACATAAAATTTCTTTTTACCGCCACGCTTTGGATCGTTCAATTCTACTTCTTTACCATTATATTCTGCTTCAACTAATGGGTGATCTAAAGGTACTTCTACACCTTCATACATCGCAAGTTCACCAATGTCTGTCGACAAAAGATAATCGTCGAACTCATTTAAAAATACCGATTCTTTTAAAGTTTTTGCTTCTCTAAAAAGTTTGTAGTAGTTTTCACTATGAGGACGAAAGATA